GTAGAGTTTATCCAAAAGATGAAATTGCTAAAGCAGTAGAAAGTGTAAAGCAAAGGCTATCAAAAGGTGAAACTGTAATGGGTGAATTAGATCATCCAGAAGAGTTACAAATTAACCTAGACCGTGTAAGTCATATCATTACTGATATGTATTGCGATGACGCAAACGGAATGGGAAAATTAAAAATTATAGAAACACCTATGGGTAATATTGCAAGAGCATTATTAACAGCAGGAGCAAAACTGGGTGTATCAAGCAGAGGTAGTGGAAACGTTAACGAAAGTGGACGAGTAAGCGAGTTTGATATAGTAACAGTAGACATTGTGGCCCAGCCCAGTGCACCAGATGCCTACCCAAAGACAATCTATGAAAGTTTATTTAACATGCGAGGCGGTGCTCAATTATTTGATACCGCATCAGCATTAACACACGATAAAAGTGCAGAAAGACACTTGATGAAGGCTATCACTGGCTTCATCAATGAATTAAAAATTAAGTAGGAGACTACGATGGCAGTGAATTTTAAAGATCTACTTGAGAATGCAGAACTTACAGAAGATGTAAAATCTGCTCTTCAAGAAGCATGGGATTCTAGAATCGCTGAAGCAAGAGAAGAACTTACTGCGGAACTTAGAGAAGAGTTTGCACAAAGATACGAGCATGACAAAGGTCAAATCGTTGAAGCAATGGACAAATTTATCTCAGAAAAAGTTTCAGCAGAAATTTCCGCTATTGCAGAAGAGAAAGAATCACTTGCAGGTGATCGTGTCAAATATCACAAAGCCATTAGTGAGCATGCCAAAGTTTTAGATAAATTTGTAACTGAAATGGTTGCAAAAGAAGTCAAAGAACTTAGGGCAGATAGAGCCAAAGTAGGTGAGCATGTAACAAAATTAGATGATTTTGTAACAGAGCAACTTGCTAGTGAACTATCCGAGTTCCACGAAGACAAAAAAGGTCTTGTAGAACAGAAAGTCAAAATGGTAAAAGATGGCAAGAAGCAATTAGCAGAAGCCAAAGCAGACTATATTAAGAAAGCCGCAGACAAAGTTGAAAACGTTGTCAACAAGGTTATTACTAATGAAGTAAGTTCTTTCCGTGATGATATTACTAAGGCTCGTGAAAACGATTTCGGTCGCAGAATTTTTGAAGCATTTGCAAATGAGTATGGCGTAAGTTATCTCAATGAAGCAAAAGAAATCAAGAAAGTACAGAAACAAATCGCTGAGATGGAAACTAAACTTAATGAATCTCAACAAGCAATTGAAGAGAAAGAAGAAGCAGTTAAATTAACTGAGTCTAAGTTAAGAGTAGCAGAAGATCGTTATGCTCGTAAAGAGAAACTTAACGAACTAATGGCTCCACTTGGCAAAGAGAAGAAAGAAATTATGTCTGATTTACTTGAAAGTGTTAAAACAGAAAAATTGGAAGAGTCCTTTAACAAGTACTTACCTTCAGTTTTAGATGGCGAAACACCAAGAGCGAAAAAGACGTTGTCAGAATCAGTTACTAGTGAGCACACTGGTAATAAGGCATCTGTAATAACAGAGGCCGATGACAAAGCGGATGATGTAGTTGAAATCGACATGATCCGTAAATTAGCCGGACTTTCAAAATAATAGGAGTTAGAAATGGCAGATTTATTTGAAAGCAACTGGTCCGCAACTAAAGACGCTTTGCTAGAAGGTCTTTCTGGAAACAGAAAATCTTCTTTAGATGTGGTACTCGAAAATACAAAAAGACATTTGTCAGAGGCCGCAACAGCAGGTGCCACAGGTGCAGGCTCAGTAGCAACATTAAACAAAGTTATGTTACCTTTAATTAGAAGGGTTATGCCTTCAGTTATTGCTAACGAACTAGTAGGCGTTCAGCCTATGACTGGTCCAGTAGGACAAATCCACACACTAAGAGTCCGTTATGCGGAATCAGGTGGTGGCGCAACAGCAGGTGATGAGGCTCTTAGCCCATTTAAACTTGCTTCTACTTATGCAGGTAGCCCAGACGCAACAGCAGTTGCTGAAGGTTCAGCAGGTAGAAAAATGTCAATCCAAATCTTAAAAGAAACTGTCGAAGCAAAGACAAGACGTTTAAGTGCTAGATGGACATTCGAAGCGGCACAAGATGCAGAAGCAATGCATGGTGTAGACGTTGAAGCAGAAATTATGCAGGCTCTTGCACAAGAGATCGTTGTTGAAATCGACCAAGAAATTATCGGTTCATTAAGATCTTTAGCAGGAACAGGTACTAACACATTGGACTTCGCTTCATTGAGTGGTACTAGTGTGTATGTCGGTGACAGACACGCGGCATTGGCTATCGAGATTAACAGAAGTGCTAACAGAATCGCGGCTAGAACAAGACGTGGTGCTGGTAACTACATTGTTGTATCTCCAGAAGCATTGACAGTACTACAAAGTGCGTCAACTTCAACATTTGCTAGAACAACTGAAGGTTCTTTCGAAGCACCTACAAACACTAAGTTTGTTGGTACTTTAAACGGAACAATCAGAGTTTTCGCAGATAACTATGCGGCTGACGGTACAGACGTACTAGTTGGTTACAAAGGTTCATCAGAAACTGATGCTCCAGCATTCTACTGTCCTTACATCCCACTAATGAGCACAGGTCCAGTTATGGATCCTGCTACATTTGAACCAGTTGTAAGTTTCATGACCAGATATGGTTATAAAGAACTTACAAACACTGCAAGTTCATTGGGTAACGCGGCTGACTACGTGGATGCAATTAGTTTAACTAACGTTGTATTCCAGTAAGCCG